GCTCAAGCGGCAACTACGCACGGATAGGCTCAAGCGGCAACGGCGCACAGATAATCAGTTCGGGCGAAAACTCAGTAATCTGTTGCGCCGGAAGCAACTCAATTGTTAAGGCTAAAATTGGAAGTTGGATAACACTTTCAGAATGGTCTTTCGACGAGGAAAAGAATATACCTGTATGTGTAAAGACGGAATATGTCGACGGCGAAAGAATTAAAGCTGATGTATTCTACAAGTTAATTGATGGAAAATTCACGGAGGTTAAATAATGATACACAAGTATAAATGGAAAACTCACGAAGAATGGTTAGAACTCCGCAAAGCATATATATCGGCGGCTCGGAAGCAGGGATATTACAAGACGACAGTTTCTCTGTGATAGACCTGGAACTGAAAGCGGATAAGGATACCGACAAAAAGGGATATGTAATTATCACGATTGAACAGAAAGGACACTAAATGGAATGAAAGGACAAATTGATTTATTCGACGAGATTTTTGTCGATAACTTCGCCGGGGGCGGCGGAGCTTCAACAGGGATTGAACTTGCGACAGGCCGTCCGGTTAATATCGCAATCAACCACGACCCCGACGCTATTGCGATGCACAAAGCAAATCATCCTTACACAGAGCATTACAGGGCTTCTGTATGGGATATTGACCCCGAAGAAGTCTGTTGTGGCAGAAAAGTCGGATTGGCTTGGTTCAGTCCCGACTGCAAACATTTTTCAAAGGCAAAGGGCGGAAAACCTGTTGACAAGAAAATAAGAGGGCTTGCTTGGATAGTCCTGCGTTGGGCGGCAAGAGTAAGACCGAGAGTGATAATGCTCGAAAATGTCGAGGAGTTTCAGACTTGGGGACCTGTGCGCAAAGGAAAACCCGTGAAAAGCAAAGTCGGACAAACATTTAATCGATTCATCAAGCAGTTGAAGGAGCTTGATTACGATGTCGAGTACAGAGAACTCAAAGCCTGCGATTACGGAGCGCCGACAATCCGTAAAAGATTTTTCCTTATCGCCCGATGCGACGGCGAGCCGATTATATGGCCCGAACCCACGCACGCACCGGCGGACAGTCTCGATGTCATTTCTGGGAAAAAGCAGGCATATAAGACAGCGGCAGAATGTATTGATTTTACGTTACCTTACCCGTCTATATTTGAGAGAGCAAAACCCTTAGTTCCGAACACTCAGCGCAGGATAGCAAGAGGACTCGATAAATTTGTTATCCGGGAAGCAAAGCCGTATTTGGTACATATCGGTAACGGAGAGCGAAGCGGTCAGCTTCCTCGCATATATGACATTGACAAGCCACTCAATACTGTTGTCAGTTCGTGCAAGCAGTATTTTACAGTTCCTTCACTTATCCAGTACCATTCGGAAACGGCAAAAAGCGAAGTCAGAGGGCAGAAGGTTGACCGCCCGATTATGACGGTTGACAGTTCGGGAAGATACGGAGTTCAAATGCCGTTTCTTACAAAGTTTCAGCAGAACTCATTGGGACAAAAATGCGCAAAGCCTCTTGATACAGTAATGGCAGGAGCGACAAGGTTTGGAATGGTATCTCCTTTCCTTACAAAATTTTATGGCGGCATTGTCGGAACGAGCGTCGACAACCCACTTCCAACTGTTACGGCGATAGACCATAACGCTTTATCAGCACCGTTTTTAACGCAATATTACAGTGGAGCGGACCACGCTAACACGGTTACAAATCCATTGCAAACGGTTACGGTTAAGCCGAGACATTTTCTCAACGACTGCTTTTTAACAGTATTGAGAAATCATATGGACTCCAAAAGTATCAACGAACCGCTTAATACCATTACGGCCGGAGCGGAGCATTTTGGTTTTGTAAAAGTGTATGTCTGGCAGTATTCCAAAGGCGTGTGGCTCGGACACTGGAAAGAAATTCGAGCAATGTTAAACGAATACACGGATTGGGAACTGAAGGACGACGAAATTATCGTGTTCGATATTGCAGGAACAAAATATTTCATTTACGACATCGGAATGCGAATGTTACAGCCGAGAGAATTATATGCCGCACAGGGATTTCCGAAAGATTACATTATTGAAAGGGATTACCGAGGTATCACATATCCGAAATCGAAGCAGGTTGCACGGTGCGGAAATGCTGTTCCACCGCCTTTTGCAACAGCTCTTGTAAGGGCAAACTTACCCGAATATTGCGGTAAATCAAATATCAATACTATGGCTGATTTAGTCGAAAGGATGGCAATATGAAAGTTAAACTTAAAGCTAAGCTTATTTCGGGTACAGGCAATCCTGTCATTTGTGTCAATGATGTTGAATTCGTAGTTTTTGACGATGAGAAAATTTGTATTGTAGTCAAAGGCGAGGAGCATAATTTGAGTTTGCGCACATTTAAGAGCGTAGAAGTAACAGAACAAGGAGAAATGAATTATGACAGTAAATGAATTTTACAACGCCGGGGAGATGTTCCATTGTGCAACCACGCTAAAAGTATTGAGTGCATATAACGGCAAAGTGCTTTGTAAGCGTTTTAACCCCGAAAAGCATTCTGAAATTGGCAAGAGAGAGCTTCGGAGTTTTTGGGCGGATATGGAAGTGCAGAAGAGTGGTTTTTCCGTTTACGCTCAACCGATTATCTGTTGTCACGCTGACGGCAAACCCGAATACGAGAAAGAGCACGGAGGTAATGAAAAATGACAGATGAAAAAGCGCTTGAATTGCTCAACGATATGCAATTCAAAGACGAATATCAGGGCAAGGATGAATATACAGATATGTTGTTAGCCTGCAAGCAAGCTCTTGGTAAGCAGATACCGAAAAAGGTTGCATCAATTTATTATCCTAAATGTCCAAATTGTTGCAGAGTTATTGACGCAACCAGTATAGTAAATTACTGCACTTATTGCGGACAGGCTTTAGATTGGGGTGATACGGAATGAAAAGTGTACTCATAAGCACAGAGGACGAAGAAACAACATATCCGAAGAGATAGCGGACTGCGAGATTATGATTGAGCAGCTTAAAATGATAAATCATTGTGCCGAAGATGTTAAATTACTTCGGTACGAAAAGGTTAAAAGACTTTATGAAAGGTTAGTAAAATAATATGTTGTGTAAGTTTGAAACAAAAAGCGGAGATTGCTCAAATCCGAGGTGTATTTACAAAGATAATCTTTGTCCTGTTGAGGAACACCCTAATGTGTGTAAATTTTTTGAGGCTGTACCGATTAAGCCTGCAACAATAACGACATTAGGCGAAAATTTGCGTTGGTATAGAACGGAGCGGGGCTTATCGCAATTAGCCCTCGCTGTTGAGGTAGACGCAGAACAGACATCAATACGGAGTTATGAATTAGGAAAAACTCAACCGAAAGCTACTATGCTTATTAAACTTGCAGACTTTTTCAATGTATCGCTTGACGAATTATGCAGTAGACAAAGGAGCGACAAAAATGAGAATACGAAAACGAAGATGTAAATACTGCGGCAATGTTGCAAGCTACAAGGACGATACTTGTTGCTATTGCCACGATAAGTTAGTCCGCATTCGACAGATAATTAGTATTGGCGAATTGATAAGAAAGGAAGCTGAGGAAAATGAAAATAATTAAAATTATAAGCTGCATTGTTGCTGTTATTGCTATTTTGTGCTTAGTAGCGTATCTGATATTTACATATTGGGCTATCGTCCTTGCTTTTCTTATTTCGGCGGTGCTTTTATGAAAATAAATGTATCAATCAAAGGTTCACAAAAGCGATACACATATTACACCGATGCCGAAAATATCAGAGTCGGCGATAAAATAAAAGTCGTTACCGTTCGTAACGGAATGGGCGTTGACGCAGTTGTAACGGCTGTTAATGTTCAGAATAATAAAAAACATATTCGGAGGGATTACAGTAATGTTGAGAACAAAATTCGGCGAACGCCTGTTCGCATATCGAAACGAAAATAATATATCCCGTCCGCTGTTGCTCAAAAAAACGGGGATAAGTCGCAGAACAATTCAGAATTGGGAATACGGAATTAGCGAGCCGAAGTATTCAGACGCTAAAAAAATTGCAGACTATCTCGGCGTATCGTTGAGTTATCTCTGCGGATATGATTTATCGGAAGTTGAAAAATTTCTCTCAATTCGTGATTTTATTCGGTGGAATATGCGAGAAAAAGGCATTACAAACAAATCTAAATTTGCAAGTGCTGTCGGCTTATCTGCTCCCACGATGTCAAACATCTTAAAAGGAACAGCAGAACCAAAGCTGAATAATATCGTTGATATGTTAAGGGAGTTTGGCTATGAAACAGATGAGCTTGTTTAACGCTCCAACATATAAAATTGACAAGCCTATTCGTTTAATTGAATTGTTTGCCGCCGTTAAAGACTTGAATAAAACACTTTATGAAAAAGGAGTGAGAATTACATTATGACCGTTTTTATTTCGGGTAAAATAACAGGAAATGTCGATTATAGAAAACAATCTGTCGGCTTAGATAATTGTGATTATGCTGATGTTTGCAAGGCTATGATTGACAGTGCCGATATGGTTGTATTTTTGCCGAATTGGCAGGACAGTAAAGGCGCACAGTTGGAAAGAGCATATTGCTGTTATGTTGATAAGCCCAATATTGACTTGGAGGTTTCTACTTATGAAAAGCTGTTGCAAGGATTGTAATAACCGAACTGCCCGTTGCCATTGTGACTGTAGACTTTATGCTGAATATTTAAGGCAGCTTAACGCAATTAAACAGACAATCAAAAAAAACAGAAGCAATGACAGAGAATTACAACAGTATGAATACGATTGTATTCGGAAATTCAAAAAATATAATAACAAGGAGAAATGATATGAAATACAGAAAACTCACAGACGAAGAAGTCATAAAATCCCTTGAATGTTGCAACCTTAAAGGGAATTGCAAACACTGCCCTTGTTGGCTTGGTAATGGTAAGTGTATTGCACAGTCAATGTTGAGAGGTGCGCTCGACCTTATCAAGCGTCAGCAGGCGCAGATAAAGGAGGCAGACAATGGAATTACCTGATACAAGTGTTGGAATACGCCGTAACGGACATATTTACACGGTACAACAGACTTGGGGAGACTTTATGGGAATACCTATGGGAAGTCTGTTTTACTCCGTGGATAACGAGATAGCATTGTCAGCGACTATTGACAAGCCGTTTGAGGTAGACGAACTGTCAAGTCAGCTTGAACTGTTTATTGAGAGATACCCAAAACTTATTAAACAGTTTGAAGCTATATATAACGATGATGAGGAGTGATACCATTGAACAGTGCCGAATATTACCATATGCGCCGTGAAAATCATCAATGTGTTGCTTGTGGGTGCGTTGACGAAAACACATTAAACGGCAAGTGCCGTTGCGTACAATGTGCCGAAATCAATAAACAAAATCAGAAAAGCAAAAGAAAATTATATGCAGAAATAGGCAGGTGCGTACAATGCGGTAAAAAATTACCTGAGAACTGTACAACTCGATATTGTAAGCAATGTATAACCGAACACTTGAGAATAAATAAAGAGGCAAAGGAGAGACAGGCAATGAAAATTCACGACGCAACAGAACAGGCGTATAAAAACGGGTTTAAGGACGGGTTCAAAGCGGGACAGGAACAGGCAATAAAGGATGGCTACGCTAAAGAAATTAAAACAGAGGGTAGCAAGTGATTATATTATGTGTTTTCGCCGTAGTTGTGTTCGCTTGCATAATAGCTCTTTTACCCGAGGAGTAAAAACAGTTATGAGAGAACACATACCTAATATTGTTACTTTAGCTGTATTTATTTTGCTTATTGCTCCCGTATATATTTTCGAAAACAGTTTTGTCACAACACACACCCCTTGTGAGCCTACGACCTGCATTGCCGAGATTTCCGAACCGATAACAACGCAGAAATATACAGAGGTTGTCGCTACTTTAACCGCATACTGTCCTTGTAAGCGTTGCTGCGGTAAAACAGACGGTATAACGGCTTCGGGTACGCAGGCAACAGCCGGGCGCACCGTTGCCGTGGATAATTCTATCATACCATACGGCACAGAGATTATTATTGACGGTCATAGCTATATTGCCGAGGATTGCGGTGCTGCTGTCAAAGGTTATACTATTGATATTTTCTTTGACACTCACGAGGAGGCTTTGAGCTTCGGAAAACAGACTAAAACCGTTTATATTGCCGAAACAGTTTAACATCGACACATACCCCTTTTCATTTTTTTGGAGAGGGGCATATCTTTTTTCAAAAACAGTTTCGAGGTAGCACATACCCTCTTACAGCTTCGGAAGAGGCTGTTTTTTTGTAAGCTGTTCTGTTCTGCGATATATAGATATATAATAATACCATATCGGCAGCGGAACGATTGAAGGCGGAGCGGGCAAAAAAAATAAAAAATTTTTTCAAAAAAATGTATTGACAAGATAAAAAAACAGTGCTATTATACAGGCATAACACGGCGAGCGGTAGCCGATAAGCCGCAGGAGGTAGAAAAATGTTACAAAATATCACAAACTCAATTTATCAATTCGAAGCGGAGGACATCCGCAAATTTTCCGACAACATCCGCAAATTATCAGCAAACGAAATTAAACGCCGCTATTATTCAGACTTAACGCCGAAACTCGCCGAAGCACTCACCGAAGCGGGCGAGAATCTGCCGAACGAAAAAACACTTGAAAAAATCATCAAAAAGCACACGCGCAAAGCAAAAAAAACAACTGCCGAAAGATTGCAGAAGCTCGCAGAAGTCGCAGCGGCAGAAATGCCTAAAGTTATAAATATTTCGGTCGAATGGAAACGCTCGGCGGTGTGGGGCTTTAATCCGTCCGCAACGGTTGCGGCGGCTTCTATTAGGACTTACGGCAGGGCGAGCGGCTGCGGTTACGACAAGGAAAGCGCCGCCATTGCTTCGGCTCTGAACGCTAACCCCGAAATGCTAAAAATCATATATGAATACATCAACAAGGGCGGTGAGCTTCCGTATGGTGTGAGCGTGTGGGCAGGGCTTCCGAGTTTTACCGGTGGTTGCGGGATTAACTGTTTGCGCTCAACCTTCGAGACTTGTGGCTATGAGTGGCGGCAAGTCGGAACTGGTAAGCTCTTTAATTGTTACACGGTAGAGAAGAAAAAAGCCAATAGGAGATAGAAAATTATGTGCGTAAAGGTAACAAAAGAATATAAAAAATATGCGATAACATACGACCCCGAAGCCGTGAGGGATTACTGTTACAATGTGCAATTATTACGCAGCGAAGACGGGGAAAACTGGAGCTATTGCGGTTTTGGCAGGTTTTGCCGAAGCTATGCAGAAGCTCGGGCGTTCTGCCTTGCTCATCCTATTGAGGAGGTGTAAGCCGTGACAATTCTTTTATGCGTTCTTTTTTTCCCGTTTGCGCTGCTTGCGGCGCTTGCGGCTCACAACTGAATTATATATCAGCCGGGGCGGTTCTTCCGCTTCGGCTGTTTCTTTTTTCCGTCTACGGTCTGACCGTGGGCGGCTTTTTTTGTTCGTGTTTATTGCGTTCGTTATGTGCTTAAAATATTCAATATTTGCCGTCTATTTGTTGTCTTTGGGTTTATGTGGTATTCGAATACTATGTCGGAGCAAAAAGCGGTTAAAGCGGCAAAATATTAAATATTTTCGTGTGTTTTGTTGTGGCGTGGGAGTGGGCGGGCGTTTTTGTGTGGGGAGTGGGTAAAAACAGTTTTCTTTTTATACTCTCTGTATAAATTGACCCCTTAAAATTATACCATTTGTAAAGGGTCAGTTTTGTTACTTTTTGTAACATTGCTTTGCGTTTAGGTTCTGCGTTCCCGTTCTATTCTCGTTTGTGTTGTGCAATTTGCCGAAACTTTGAGAGCTCTTGCAAGATTTCGCCCATTTTATCGCCGCTTTGGCTGTTTTAATTATACAAAATGGATATTATGTATAATTAGGCAATAAATAATAGAATTTTGTTTATTATTTTGCCTCACGATACCCCGCCCCTATTTTTTTTACCCGTTCCCTGCAATGTTACCCCCCCTAAAATGCGCAAAAAAATATCAAATCCGCCCCCAAACAGCCCCAAAAAGAGAAAAACAAGCGAAAATGTAACAGCTTTTTATAGACAAAAACTATCTAAAAAATCAAAAAGCCGTGCTAAAATTGGCAATTTTGTAACAAAGTTGTTACATTTGTTACATTTTTGTTACGGCAAAAACCTATATGTGTCAAGGGTTTCAGCGATTTTGTAACAATGTAACAAAAAATCCGCAACAATAACATATATATATAATAAAAAAATTTTTGTAAAAAAATTTTTATTCACACATACGAGGTAAAAAAAGTTGTTACTTGTTACATTTTGTAAAAAAGCTATATGTATCAAGGGCTGAGGGCGTAACAAAAATGTAACATTTGTAACAATTTTGTTACATTTTTGAAGTTGTTGCGTTATATATAGTATGGGAGTAACGGGCAAAACGGGTTAAAAACGGCAGTGAAAATGTGTCAATGAATGAAATTGTATGTTGACAAACGCCGACACAACGGCTATAATAAGAACACAACGAAAAAGGAGGTATCGCCGATGAAAAATATGCGCCTTATGCAAATTTGTATAAGGAACTATTGCGGCTCTCAACGGAAATTAGCGGAAGAACTCGGCATAACGACAACAAAATTAAGTCGGAAGCTTCGGGGAAGAACGCCAATGCTGTTAGATGAAGCAATAGCAATTTTACACACAATAGGAATAACAGACCCGTCCGCAATATGTGAGATATGCGGATTTAAGACAAAAGAAAGCGAGAAAAAAACATATGATTAAACCTACATTGAACATCAAAATAACAGAAATCGAAACGGGTAAAGAACTGCTTAACGAAAATACGAATTGTATTATAGGCGGTTTATCAGACAATAACGGAGATTATGCGGGCATAGCTGAAATAAACGGAAACAGAGTTTCTATATTGAGCACATTATGCGCAAACAAAGACGCTGTAAAGTATGTTGAGAAGTCTTACCCGTTGGAAGCTTTGATTGTGGAAAAAATGGCAGAAGAGCAAAGCTCCAAAGGCTCGCAGAAAAATACCATACCCGACAGTGCATTTGACAGGCTTATAAAGGAGTTGTTGGCGGATGATTAACAGTACAGTAATAATGGGTCGGCTTACTGCCGACCCGGAATTGAAAACAACGCAGAGCGGAATATCGGTTACATCGTTTTGTGTAGCTGTTGACCGTAGCTATGTTAAAGAGGGCGAGGAGAGACAGGCTGATTTTATCAATGTCGTTGCTTGGAGAGGAACAGCCGAATTTGTAACCCGTTATTTTCACAAAGGCTCAATGATAGCCGTGCAGGGTTCAATACAAACCCGTAAATACGAAGATAAAGACGGCAACAAGAGGGTAGCGGTAGAAATACTCGCTAACAATGTATCGTTCTGCGGGTCAAAAGCCGAAAGCAAGTCAGATGAAAGTGCTGCAACACCTGCTGCTGATATAAATGCTTCGTTTGCTGAGGAAGATGATGAGGGCTTGCCGTTCTGGTGTTAAGAAATCGAACAAGAAAAGAGGTGTTGTGGATTGGACGAACAGAAACAAGCAGAAAATGCCGAAATAGATATACCGCAATATACCGTTGACGAATTAAGAAGCGAAAAACCGTTTGAGTTTTTATATTCGTTAAAGGATAATCAGTTTTTAATGCTCCGTGTTCAGGCTGAATTAGCTGAACAGGCAAAAAATGTCGGTATCAAAAATTTCACATCGCTGTGCAAGGCATATGTTAAGGAACAAAACAAGCGTAACGATATAGTTATGTCCGGCACAACGAAATTCAGAGGTCAGCCGTTTGCGCTCAACACGGGAAAGTGGATTGCAGACGATGACGGAGTTTATACCTTTGACCGCTTCGGTTTCAAAGAATTTGCTTGCACACATCCGATTATGCCGATTAAACGGCTTATGAATATAGACACAGGCAATGAAAAAATCGAGATAGCGTACAAAAAAGGTACAAAATGGCGTAAGCTGATAGCTGATAAGCGTACACTTGCGTCAAACACATCGATATTAGATTTGTCGGACAAAGGCGTAGCGGTTACAAGCGAAAACAGTCGAGCATTAGTAAGCTACTTATCGGATTTAGAGAGCATTAATTACGAAGCTATACCCGAAAAGCGGTCAATTACAAGGCTCGGTTGGATAGGGCAGTACGGATTTGCGCCGTATTCAGAAGATATTGAATTTGACGGCGAGGAAAATTTCAGAAATTTGTATAACACAATCCACGAGCAAGGCGATTTTAATATGTGGCTCGATACCGTGCGTCGAATAAGAACAGGTTCGATATACGCAAGGATAGTATTAGCGAGTAGTTTTGCTTCGGTAATACTGAAAGACTGTAATTTGTTGCCGTTTTTCGTGCACTTATGGGGCGGAACAGAAACGGGTAAAACGGTCAGCTTAATGTTAGCCGCTTCGGTATGGGGCAATCCTGAAGTCGGCAGTTATGTGCAAACATTCAACAGTACAACGGTTGCGCAGGAAATGCTTGCAGGATTTTTGAATAATTTGCCGTTGATAATGGACGAATTGCAGATTGTAAAAGACCGTATATCATTTGATGAGCTGATATATAAGCTGTGCGAGGGTATGGGACGCAACAGAGGGCAGAAAAGCGGCGGCATACAGAAAGTGCAGACTTGGCGAAATTGCATATTGACGACAGGCGAATACCCGATAACACAATCGAACTCGGGCGCAGGTGCGGTCAACAGAATTATTGAGGTAGATTGTAAAAATGTGCAATTCTTCGACAACCCAAAAGCAGTAGTCGATATATTGAAAGAAAATTACGGCTACGCAGGCAAAAAGTGGGTTGAGTGGTTGTCGGTTAAAGAGAATATGCAAAGAGTTATGAAATTGCAAAAAGAATTTTATAACGAATTTGAAAAAATGGAGAGCACATCAAAACAGGCCGCTTCCGCTTCGGCTATTATAACAGCTGATACACTGCTCACAGAAATTATGTTCAAAGACGGGTGCGCTTTGACCGTTGAGGATATTGCTCCATTGCTTGTATCGAAGTACAGAGCTTCGCAGTCGGAAAGAGCATTGAATTATCTGTATGATACAGTACAAATCAATCTGTCAAAGTTTGAAGAAAATGAATTTAACGAATACAAAGGCGAAATATGGGGCTGTATTGATAGCGGCTATATTTACATAATCAAGACAAAACTTGATAGCATATTAGCAGACGGTGGATATTCGCCGAAAGCGTTTTTATCGTGGGCTGCCGAAAACGAGAAAATTAAGACAAAGAACGGCGCACCTACGATAACGAAAAGGATAAAAACCGTTGTCAGCCGTGTTGTTGCGATAGAAATGCCGCAGGAAAGTCCGATAGGCAATCCGAAAAAAAAGCGCAAGTACACGAAGAAATCGGAAACAGAGACAGAACAGGCGATACCGCCGCAGAGAGACGATAGCGATATTGACCCGTTCGGAGTTTTTGACGATTTTGAAGATGATTTTACAGTTTACGAGGATTGAGAGCATAGATGTCAGAAAAAAATAATATAATCAAGGCAGTTGTCGATATAACGAAAAGGCTTGACAACATATACCCGTACACCAAAGAAAGCTCGTTAAACACACGGGATTTGCGTATGGACTATGAATTATGCGGCTTGTTGCAAGAAGCGTTATATACTGCTTATGATGAGTGTGTTGTTGACGGCGATACGGCTTCACAGATTAAATTATGTCGCATTTGCGCAAATACTCTGTTGCCGAGATATAAACGCTTAATGGGTGTATATGCCCGCAACAGAAAAATGACACTCGACTTGTACCCGAAATTGAGAGCGGCATATGCCTTTGCCGCTCGCCGAAGTATGCTACACTTCGCATACTTTATTGAGTGGGAAAAGCCGAATAAGTTATGGAGCAAAACCGCCGATACAATGAAAGTTGCTTTTAAGTATGCCGATAAGCTGATAGCGGATGATAATATGCTGTTTTACCGCTTGTCGTGTATGCCCGGATTAGGCAAAACCTACCTCGTAAATCTTATGGTGGCTAATATGTTCGGCAATGACCCGAATTTAACAGTAATCAGAGTATCATACGCAGACGATAATGTTAAAACATCGACCGAACAGATAAAAAACATAATGTCGCAGGACGCATACAAGGAAGTTTTCCCGAAATTCGGCGGCTTTGGAAGCGTAAACACGCAATATTCGTTTAATCTCGAAAACAGCAATCAAGGCATAAATTATACGGGCGTTACCCGCTTCGGACAGTTGTCAGGTAAGCGTGGTAAGGTTATAATCTATGACGATATATTAAAAGGCGAATTAGAAGCAACAAACAAAACGCTTTGCGACCAAGTATATCAAGTTATGGTTGGAGACGCAGAGTCGAGAGCTGATGATGATAAGCAAAAAACAATCACGATAGGCACAATCCGTAGCATATTTGACCCGATGTTACGGCAGGGAGACAAAGTATCGCAACATTGGCGAGAAACGAGCGATACATACGCCGAAGTTGTAATAGATGAGAACGATAATATAACAGCCGTGTCAATCGCCATACCTGCGTTGGACTACGAAACGGACGAAAGCACGATACCGCAGAGATATTCAACGGAATATCTGCGAAAGCAGAGGACGAAGTTAGGCGATAGCTTCGCTTCGTTGTATCAGCAGAGACCAAAGCCGATTGAGGGTTTAGGGTTCAGTTGGAGCAATTTGAAAAAATACGATGAATTGCCGCAAGGTAAACCGCAACAAGTTTGTTGTTTTGCCGACCCGCCGAGAAAAGGTAAAGACTATTTCGCAATGCCGATATTATATAATTACGGCGGTAATAATTGGTATTTGGTTGACGCTATGTTTCAGCGCAGGCAGAGTAAAGAATTGATAAATGAGATTATCGACAAAATCAATCAACACCGCATAAACATATTCGCATATGAGAATAATGTTGATACATCGCTTGATAGCCTTATCACAGATAAAATGACCTTAAAGGGCGGTTGGCAGGCAATAATTGTCGGAGAATACACATATCAGAATAAGGAAACAAAAATAATGAATATGTCTCCGAACCTCAAAGAATTTATACATTTTCCACAAAAGGACGCAATATATGACAACAAGCAATTATCACAGTATATTGAGCAGCTTACAACATACTCATTTGATTTTCCGAATAAATACGATGACGCAATAGACAGTATGTCGATGTTTGTCTCAAAATTTATAAGTCCCGAGACAACGAGAGTGTCTGCAACGGTAAAGCCGTTGAATTTAAGAGAAATCGGCGGAAGAATATGAAAAAAAGTGTTGACAAAAGAAAAACACTATGCTATAATAAAATCAGCGCAAGAGGGCGGCGCTAAAAAGGGTTTTTCTCCATTTGTTTTTTGCGAACGGCAAAGGGCATAATAACACCTCCTTTCAACATTTTGAAAATTTGGGCGAAACGCACGGCTTTGATAGAGCCGTGCGTTTCGTTTTGTTGCCTATTGACAATGTTAAAAATTGTGCTATAATGTAACATAAAGATACAAGAGGAGAGATAATGTGCAGAAATATTACACAGGGCGCAGAACAATAAGAATTGCGCAAAGCTCGGATAAGATAACGAGTGACAATATCGTTAGTATAATGCAAAAAATCTATCCTATCATAAAAATAAATCATTCGGAAATACGGGAATTGCGTGCCTATTACCTTGGTATTCAGCCGATATTGCAAAAGGAGCGTCCAACAGAAAGTGACGACTTCAAAAACAATATCGTTGTTGAAAATCACGCATATAAGCTCGTAAATTTCAAAACAAGTTATCTCATATCTGACGGTTTCAAATATTCGCAGAGCGATGATAAGCGAACCGATGATGTAACAATGCTGAATAAGTACTATACCGACGAAGACAAGCTCACAAAAGACAATGAGCTTGCTAAAAGTATGTATGTTTGCGGACAGGGATATAGGTTCACACGACCTACAAAAGATAAAAAAGCTAATTTTGACGGAGAAAGTCCGTTCAATATAATCAATCTCGAACCCGACAAGGCATTTATCGCGTATTCGACTGATGTTGACGGTTCAGTTGCTTTGAGCGGCTATGTAGCGCAGACGAAACAGGCAGAATTGACGGGCGACACAGACGAATATACCTTTACGATATATACGAACGAGAGAGTATTTACAATCACTGTCAATAGTGATGATTTTGTCGGTTCGGCAAAGGTAGAAGAAGAAGTGAATATTCTCGGCAAAAATCCGATTGTCGAATACGCACTCAACGAGGCGAGAATAGGCGTAATTGATGTTGCGTTTTCTGCGCTCAATTCAATTAACATAATCACAAGTAACCAAATTGACGATATAGTAGATTTCGTCAATTCAATATTAGTACTGTACAATGTAAATATCGACAAGCAGAAAGTGCTTGACTTGCGAGAAATTGGAGCAATGCAAGTTGACGATAAAAACCCGCAGGCACAAGCAAAAGTTGAATATGTAAGTAACCAATTATCGCACTCGCAGATTAACGAGTTATACGACCGAATTGTTAAAACGGTTTACGATATTGTCGGTGTTCCGATAGCCTCGGGACAGGTTACAAGCGGCGGCGATACAGGCGAAGCAAGAAAGCTCGGTAACGGTTACGAAAGTGCCGACCTTATGATTAAGCTCGAAGAAGCTATGTTTATTTCGGCAGAGCGTAAGTGCTTGAAATTGCAATTAGGCATATGCAAAAGCTTTGAAAAATGCCGAATAAATGATTTATTTGCTTCGGAAATACAGATAAATCCAACAAGGCATAATCTCGATAATATATTAAGCAAGGTTCAAGCGTTGGCACAGCTTAACAGCATAGACTTCCCCGAAGAAGCAAGTCTAATACTTGTTGGGCTTGGTGCAAATCCGCACGAACTCGCCACGGAATGGATAAATAAGAAAAACAGCAAATCTGAACCTATAAACAGTGTAAACGAGCCTGAACAAGGCTTGAATAATAACTCTGCCGAAGAGATATAACTCGGCGATTGCGATTGTGCACGCATATAAAAGGCACAGAAAGGGAATTTATGACATTAAGCGACGCTATAATCAAGGCTTTAGGCTCTGATTACAAGGAAGAAATGACAGCCGAAGAGGTTATAACTGCTTTGGGCAACAAAAAGATTGTCGACTTATCCAAAGGCGGTTATGTAAGCGAAGATAAGTACAATAGCGCAGTCAGCGACAAAAAGAAAGTCGAGAATGAATTTAATGCGCTGAAGACTTCGCAGATGTCCGCTGAGGAATTAAAGGAAGCAGAACTCAAGGCGAAAGACGAAAAGTTAGCAGAAGTCGAAAAAGCACTTAACAAGGCAAAGGCTGAAAAGGTTTTTGTTGCAAGCGGCGTTTCGGAAGATGATTATGCCCCTATCGTTGATTTCGTTTCCCCTGAACAGGCTGTTACTCTCGTTGAGATTATCAATAAGACGAAAGAAGCGGCAAAGCAGGAAGCCAAAGAGGAAGCAATGCGGAATTATAAATCTCCGACAGGCGGCGGCACACCGCCTACGAAAAAATGGAGTGAGATGTCTCTTGACGAAAAAAACAAGCTTTATAAGGATGACCCTGAAGAATACGAAAGGCTTAAAAATTCACACACATAAGGAGTAATGATTTATGGCAGCAGGAACAGGTATTAACGGCGGGTTTTTTTTTTTCCCCAATGTTTTTTTCGCGTATATGGCAGAACAGCCGTATTTGAAAACGGCAATTATCGCTTCGGGCATTGTAAGAGATGACGCAGTTATTGCAGAAGCAATAGGCGCACAGGGTAATATCGGAACAATTCCGTTTTACAAGCCTATTGACATTGACACATACGCACCCGTGAACAATACAGGTGCAGCAGACAACACGCCGCAGGAAACAACAGGCGGTAAACAGTCCTTTATGGCGGTTCAGCGTATGAAAGCGTTTAAGGACAAAGATTTTACAAGGGAAATTTCGGGAGCTAATCCGTTGCAGAATGTAGCTTCGCAGATTTCAAACTACTATCAGCAGGTATGGCAGAAAGTGCTGATGTCAACCATTAAGGGTATTATGGGTGTAAGCGGAATGGCTACACACAAGACCAACATTTCGGTAACAACAGGCACGATTGCGGACACAAACAAGGTATCTGAATATTCGGATATTGAGCTTTGTCAGAAAGCCTGCGGAGACCTTGCCGACAGATTTACCCTTGCAATTATGCACTCGGCAGTATATGCAAGATTGCAGAAAATGCAGCTCATTAACTACACGAAATATACAATCCCTGGCGGTATCAGAGACGGCGTAGAGCTTCCCACTTGGAACGGAAAGATTGTTGTTGTTGACGATAAATACACGGTTGACACCACAACAGCAAGTTTCCCTGTTTATAGCACCTATTTTGTTGGTGCGGGTTCGTTCCTTGCGGCACCGAAAGCACTCATCACACCGTACTACACAGACTACAACGCAGAGAAAGACGGCGGCACCAATCTCCTTTACACAAAGCAGAGCAAGGTACTTCATCCGAACGGCTTCTCAATTAAGTTTGACAGCATTACGGCAGAGTCTCCCACAGATACCGAACTTGAGACAGCGGCTAATTGGGAGCTTGCGTTCAACGAGATGAACATCACGATTGCCGAACTCAAGACCAACGGCTAATAAGGAGAATACGCAATGTATATATTCTTCAATAAGCAGATTTATTTTGCGGATTTTGCGAACAAGAAGATGTATGCAACAACATATTCAGACGGAGCTTTAGCGTGCGACTTCAAGTCGCCGTTAAAGTTGCCTGAAGATATTGATTGCGCATATTCTCTTAACGAGATTTTACCCTTGCTTGTATCTATGGGCTATAAAGCGAACAACGCTAAAATTGCAAAAGAAAAATAATACGAAAGAGAGAGTGCCGAATGAACACAGCGCAATACTTGGCAAAAAAATATCCTTATATGGATAATGATGATATTGAGTTTGTTGAACAGTCGGCACTCTCAATTTACAAGAACAGAACCAAATATTCCGAACTTAAACCTGAATACGAAAATTGGCTGACAAGAGCGTGTATTGAGATTATCGAGAAAGAGGGATATACAGGTTCAACTCGTTTTTCCGAAAACGGTATATCGGTATCGTATGATAGCGCACAGTTGAGTTACGCATTGTTAAGCGAATTGCCGAATAACGCCGTGTGCTATGATAGATACGGAAATGAATTACCTGTTGAGGAGAAGGAATGAGATATTTTTCGATTGCTATAAGGCGCAGAGAATACAACGAGGGCGAAATTAAAATCAGTGAGCCGAAAACATATATCGGCAGCGTACAAACGCCGAATAATTACCGTGATATACAAGCCTATGGCGAGAGAATAACGGATAAAAAGAAAATTATTCTTAAAAACAGGTTTGTGCTTGAACGGGATTGTAAAGGTAATGTTCACAGCAAAATCAATGACGGAGATTTGGCGTATATAAACGCTTCTCCGCTGAATGAAGCCAACAAAGGCGAAAATGCGGATTATGTTGTTGAAAGTGTTACTATTGGTAACATATATTGCGAGATAATCTGCAATAAAATCATAAGATAAGGAGAGAGCGTATATGCGCAAAGAGTATGTAAAAAATATAAAAAATCCGAGCGTTGTAAAAGTCGTTGAGGAAGCGGCAATGTTCGTAAGCACGGGCAAATGGGCAGTTGCGACCGAAGCCGAATACAAAGCGGCGCAGAGTGGCGGCAAAAAGCCTAAAGGCGAAATGTAATGCCGAATGTACCCACCGTTAAAGTAACCGTTGATTTATCGCCGAATAGCTTCAAAAAGCTGTCCGAATATTTTAAGAATATGAGGCATATTCTTAACACATCATATTCAACCGAATTTACGAATAAAAGCCGTGAGGAAGTCAAGAAAAACGCAATACAGAACCTTAACGCAACAATAGGCTTGACAGGTTATGTACCTACGGGAGAAATGGCAACATCGTGGCTTAACAGCCGATTAGGCAAAACAGCGTTGTTAATAAACACGCACGAAAATTCGGCGGCGGTTGAGTTTGGTACAGGCATACGAGGTAGCATATATTCGCACCCAAACGCAGGAGAAGTCGGCTATAAGTACAATGTCAACGGACATACGCAAGCGTGGACTTACACGCCGAACGGAACGGATTTTTACCGCACTGAGGGACAGGAAGCACATCGCTTTATGTATTATGCTTTAATGGACTTCAAGAACAGCACGGCGATACAGAATATCGGTATAGAAGCATTTGTAAAATATTTTAAGGACACACAACTATGAATACGACAATATGGGATAAACTTGCAAAAGGTTTACAGGACGAATTGAATAATACGAATGGTAAGCCTAAAGTTTACCGAGTACCGCCGCAGAAATTCAATTTTGATTGTGTTATTCTTGAAGAAATAAACAATCAGTATTCAGAGATGACTACTTGCGGACAGGAACAGATTGACGAACTCGGCTACGAAATAAATATTTATATCGCTTCAAATGGGGCTTCCACCGAGGACACAATACGCTCAAAGGACAGAGAAATATCCTCTGTCTGCGACAAATATATGAGCCGTAACGGCTTTTTCCGAATATCTAATAATATAACGCCGAATGTTGACAGCTCAATATTTAGACGGACAATAAGATACAACGGAAAAGTAAAAATAAACACAGGAAAAATTATAAGATAAGGAGACAAGAGATATGTCATACAATATGAATAAAGACATAACCGACAGAGCTTTAGCCGATATTGGCACAGCCTTGTTTGTACAGGGTTCAAATGGTAGTTACCATTTTGCGCTTCCCGTCACAAATATGCCTGCCACGGGTTCAGCTCCCGACCAGACGGAAAAGACGGTCACAACCGACAGAAAAAAGACCTATATTGCTTCACGGCAGGACAATCCGCAGAGGGAATTTACCTTTTATGCACACAGAGACAATTTCCGTGCAGTAAAAGCATTGAGTGACGGCGGCGTTCATAACTTCTTGCAGATTAACCCTGATTTTACGGGTTACAAATTCAGCGGTACGGTATCGCAGTATCAGGACGAAGTTTCCGTTGGCAACAACATCACCGCAAAAATGGTAGTTACAGTAAGCAATTCAGACTTAGAGCCTATCGACAATGTATATGATTTAATTGAGGATGTTGCTATTTTTGATAGCGAAATTCCTGATAAGATTGAAGTTGTCGGAACAGGCACTCACGATATAACAGTTTCGACAATCCCTGCTGACGCAACAGTAACAGCAGTAAGCGAGACGATGGGCGTTGCTACTGTTTCAGTTTCGGGCAAAACAGTAACGATTACAGGCGTTACAGGCGGTACAGCGATTATCGAACTTACCGTGTCAAAAAGCGGATATTCCTCGGGCAAGAGAACTATTCTTGTTGAGGATATTTCAGCGACTTAACGGTTAAATAAACAACGAATAAAGGGCAGATAGATTATAAAGCATAATTTATCTGCCCACGCATAAAAAAACATCAAAAAGGAGTTAAATATGGAATATTTTAAGCACACATACAACGGAGTAGAATACGAATTTAAGCCTTGCCGTAGAGCACAGGTCAGAATTGACGAAATAAGAAACAAAATGAGGGCAGATATACCCGATGAGATAAGAGATAATCTGTCAAAAATATCTCGTGAATATTCCGTTGTTGAAAAGAAGATAAAGGAATTAAAAGCTGAATATGATACAGCAACAGAGGACAGAAAAGCTGAAATTGACAAGGAGAGCGAACCTCTTATTGACAAGCTTAACGAACTGTCGCTCAAAATGACACCCGTATACGAAAACATATACAGTGCAAAAGCAACGCAGGAAATTATGTATGTTCTTCTTACGGAAGCTAAGAACTCCGACGGAAGCAACAGATACGATATGACAAAAGAACTGTTCGAGAGAATTTGCGACAATATTTATGACACTTACGGCGCAGAGCAGTATTACGAAATTTGCGAGGCAATAGCCGAAGATTGTTTTATGACGAGGGGCGCAACGGACAACACGGAACGCCCGAGAGCAGAATTTCTGAAGAACAGAAAGAAGAGATAAAACAGACACCGAAATACGATACGCTTGAGGAAGTATATAAATATGATTTACTTCCTCTTGCTATCGAAGTCGGTTTAACTTCTTTTGATTTTTGGTACGGCGATTTATATTTGCTCGACAGTTATGTTATAGCGTATAATCGCCGTATCGAAAACAATGCAAAGTTAAACGGCTTTTACACATATATTGCGATTTCTACATTGGTTGACGAAATGTTTAACAAAGGTAGTACGCTTAATTATTATGAGCGTATTGATAAAATGGAAAAAATCGCAAAAACAAACAAAGAAACGAAAACCGAAAATATCCAAAAACGCAATTTTTGGAGCACGCTTAAACATCATAAAAAGGAATGATATAGATGCCTAACTACAATGTTGGTAATGTTGAAGTCGGTATAGCAACGCAAGCCGAAGCAAGTATAAGAATGCTTGATAGAGCGGCAAGCAAGTGTAATACCGTTGCAAAATCTCTTGATACTATCAACAAGAAAATAGGTCAAACAGAGCAGGCGTCTAACAATGCGGCTAAGTCGTCTGACAAGATGAGCAAGAAGCTCTCACAGACATTATCACTTAACCGCATTTATTTTTTATACAATTACACCAAAAGAATGGCGCAGGGAATTGCGGACATTATACAGACGAGCATTGACTATCAAGAGACATTGAATAAATTTCAAAATTCAATGGGCAATATGTATAATGACGCAGTTAAATTCCAAAATAAGATTACCGAAGCTTACAGCTTATCGTCAAATTCTCTTGTAGAATATCAAGCGAATTTCAACAATATGCTTAAAGGCTTAGGTCAGATTGACGAAAATATAGCATATTCATTGTCCGAGGCTCTTGTTGAAATGGGCGTTGATATTTCGTCACTTTACAATACAACGGTTGAAAGTGCTATGACGAAACTTCAAGCGGCTCTTGCACAGCAAACAAGACCTATTCGTAGTGTCGCTGGCTTCGATATAACGCAAAATACATTGTCTAATGTAATGTCACAGATAGGCATTACCGATAGGCAGATTTCACAGTTAAGTCAGGTTGAAAAGCGTTTACTTATCGTAATTGCTCTTCAAAGGCAAATGGCGAACACTAACACCTTTGGCGATTGGGCAAGAACAATGAACCAACCCGCAAATCAGCTCCGAATACTCAAAGAACAGCTGATTGAATTAAAAAGCGTTTTGGGAAGTTTTGTTTTTGGTACTTTGCGTAACATTTTGCCGTATGTCAACGGCGTTGTAATGGCGTTAAAAGAAATTCTTAAAACGCTTGCTTCAATTATGGGAATAGATGTATCATTTCCCGAAACACCGACTTTTGACATTGAATACGGCGAAGAAGCGGAAAATGCCGCAACAGGGCTTGATAATGCGGCAAAAGCGGCTGAAAAGCTGAAAAAAGCTACAACAGGCATTGACGAACTTAACATATTGTCGCAGGACACAGGCGATACAAGCACAGGCGACACGGGGACAGGCGGTGTCGGCGGTGGGGGAGACCCTCCCCTTTTAACAGCTCTTGGCGAATATCAATCACAGTTGACAGGCGTAAATAATAAAGCACAGCAGATAAGAGATAAAATAATGGAGTGGCTCGGCTTCACGAAAGATGTTGACGAAGAGACAGGCAAGGTTACTTGGAAACTCAAAGACGGATATACCAACATCGAAAAGATAAGAGATGCATTGATTGTAGTAGGTGCTATTTTAACCGTTGGAGCGATAGCTAAAGGAATAAAGAAAATAGCGACTTTTTTCAAGAACATTAAAGAAGCGGGAAGCATTATAAAAAAAGCCCTTGACTTCACTTCGTTAGGAAGAACAATCGAAAGCGGTTTATCAAAAATAGGCGGTAAAATCGGTAAAACATTTGCGAGCTTGATAACAACCCCTCTTAAAAGTGCATTTAGCGATATAAGTCTCGGCTTTGAATACCTCGGCACTTCAACATTTAGCGAAGCCTTAAACACGCTTATTCTTCCCGCACTTGGCACAATCGCACAAGTTATCGGCGGTATCGCACTTACAGTCGGCGGTATAATTTTAGCATTTAGCGGCTTGCATAAATTGCTCGACGATGATATAACAAACGATTTTGACGGTATTATGCAGATAATAGAGGGTATCGCATTAGTGGTAGCAGGAATTGCTGTATTGTTGGGTGCGTGGCCTGTCGCTATAATTGCAGGAATAGTCTTTGTCGGTGCTTTAATCGTTAAATATTGGGATGAAATAAAGATTTTTATCACTGAAAAAATACCTTACTATGTTGGCTACGCAATCGGTTGGATACTTGTTAAATTAGGACAACTTAAACAAAAAATATCTGACAAAGTTGTTGAAATCATAACTAACATTGGAGAAAAGTTTAGCGAACTCGGAGATAAAATCAAAAAATTCTTTACTGAGGGAGATTTAATTGAAAACATTAAGGAACTCGGAAGCAAGATAGGAAATGCAATAATAAACGGTTTTAAGAATGCATTTGAAAAAATAGGTAAAGTTTTAGGAAAAATGAAGGATTTTTTCAAAGCGGGATTTTCGCAGGGTGCTCTTGACGCATATGACGCAGAAGTTTCAAGCGTAATGGGTTACGCAACAGGCGGTTTCCCCACTCGTGGCGATTATTTCCTTGCAAACGAAAACGGCAAACCTGAATATGTCGGCTCAATCGGCGGCAAAACAGCAGTCGCAAATCAAAATCAGATTATACAGGGTATAAGTTACGGCGTTGCAATGGCTAACAATGAACAAAATATGTTGTTAAGAACACAAAACGAATTGCTTATGCGTATTCTTACCAAAGGAAATGATGTATATCTCAACGGCAGAAAGGTATCTGACGAATTACAGAAAGTAAAAACCAATCGAGGAACTAACCCGTTCATAGGAGATTATGTATATGATTAATGATTTATACGATATGTCAATTTTCAACCCCGAACCTATACCTGATAGCGCATATTATAACAACACACTGTGGGAATATACTTTAGGGAGATATGACCCTGTAATACAGTGTTTATATCATGGCAAGTGGGAAAATTTACCCGTAAGCCGTAGCGGTTCGAGTATGATTGTAAGCTCTCTTGTAACAGAGGGTAGAAACGCACAAGGTACACTTGTAGGCTCACAAGTAGGCAGAGACCAAATCAAATTTGACGGACTTGTTTTTCCTGCATTATACGCCCACGAGTGGACACGAGTATTGCTTATGCTCAAAGTAGGAACACCTGTGTATTTTAGGTTTTATTCGCCCGAAATAGGCGGCGAGATTATCAGAACATTATATCCGGGAGATAGGACAGCTACAATATACGCATATCACAAAAACCCATTGTTTTCGGAAAACACTTTGCGTCCCGAAATTTTCACGGACTGTTCGGTAAACCTTATCGACAGAGGAGAACAATAAAATGATTAAGACAAGCGACAATATAAGAAACGAACTTGACAAATCGTTTAGAACGGGATTAAGGGAAGAAATTACCCTTGAATTAAGCACAATGCCGTTTTCAAGAATCATTCTCAAATCCGATGAAACAGGCACACTTGATACAGATTTACCAAACGCTAATAAGGTTGGTATTGTGCCGAACGGGCTTGATTATACGGATTTTTTTAGTTTTGAGATGAACACTTATGATGTAGATAATCCTAAAAAATTATTTACGGGCGCAAATACATCATATGGCGGTATTGTGTCAAAGGCTTTTTACTTGTTGCCGTCTACTTCCGCTAATCCCTATTTCAAAGCAGTTTTCAGTATAACCTTTGATTTGAACACACACCCGTTAAGAGGCTATACATTATATTTCGGTAACGACAAATCGATATATCCTACGGATTTTATAATCGACTTAATAGATGACAACGAAACGGTGGCAAAAACAATAAAATTTGAAAATAATACATCGCACACGGTTGACTTTACATTTTTGAGCGAAGAATTTCCGCCGCAATCGCTTACTCGGTTAGAACTCTCGATACTCAAAATGAACAGACCTTATGTGCGTTTTCGTCTTTCATCTATCAAAATTGGAAAAGATATTGATTTTACAAAGGAAATCGTATCAGTAAAGAACACTCGAAACGGACACCCAATAAGTAGTGAATTGCCGAACACCTCAATGTCATTTGAAATTTTGGACGCTGAACATACTTTTGACCCGCAAAATCCCGATAATATTTATCAATATTTACTGGGAAGTGAAACGGTAAAAGCGTATTTAACTGACGGCGAAGAAAAAATACTTATTGGCACTTATGCGCTTAACGGCAGACCTACATTGTCTAACAACTATTCTGTATCGTTTGATTGTCAAAGCTATTTTTGGCGAAAATTAGCTTTAGACACGGGAAAATACACAGGAAAATCGGGAGAGTCTGCAGGTGGTGTTGTAGGCGGCGGTGGAGAGCGTCCTGTTGAGTTTGCTAATAGAAGTATTCAAAATGCTTTTAGGGGCTTGGGTGTTAGTTTTCCCGATAGTGTCAGAGGTACAATAATATCACATTGCAATTATTCAAATGTTACTGATACGGCAGCTAACATCGTAAATCTCTTTGCAAATTTATCTACCTTTCAACTTCAAGAAAATGCGGCAGGAGATGTATATACAGAAATATTGCTTGACGGTGCAGATGAAACAATATCAGGCAACGAAAAAGAATATGCGCTTGATAAATACGAAAATGAAATGGTTGAATTAGCCGCAAATCACATATGCGGCGAAATTACATTAGATACAAGCGTTGTTGCCGCTCAAAGTTATAAAATAGCATATTATCCGAGTGGTGGTCAAACTGCAAAATGGTATTTATACCCTTCGGGTTCTTCGACAGATGATAATTCTGTAAGAGCTGATATAACATTGGATAATAAATTAAATTGTTTTTCGGATAGCATATCTCCGACACAAAACGCAAATTATTACGCAAAACTTTTCGTCCGCCCGAGGCTTGATTGGTGGTTCGTCCACGCAAAAAAATATACAATTCCGTATCTTTCCGACCCGACTATTGAAGTAGGCGACTTCGTTAAATTTACAAATAAATATGGAGAAGATGTTTACGGTTTTGTCGCTGAAAACACATACAGTTATCCGCCGAATGTAAGCGGAGATAGCCTTGTCATATATACTGTACCAAACGATAAATTGAGAAAGCCTACAAGCGATTAAAGGAGAATATTTATGTTGCACGATATTCCTAAACTTAAAGCATATGATATAACTACAACGAGCTTTACTCTTGATGTTGATATATTAACAGCACAAACAAACCCAAATTATGAAACACCGACACGATATAATCTTGAAGTAACATCAGTTACACAAGGCAGCAGTTTTACGACAAAGAGTGTAGAAAATTTTGAGGCGCTCGGTGGTTCTGTTATCAATGCTAATGCGGGTTTTGTATTCTTCGGTGGGGAAGAATTAAGAGTTACGATTGAAGCTGTTTTTACGGATAGCACAGGAAAGGTTACAGATGTTACATCGGGCTTATTGACCGTAGAGCTTCCGTATGAACCGATTGTTACAATTCAAACAAAGGCGTACAACGAAACAACGGGCGAATGGTACGATACAACGGCTGCGGAACTTGAATTGTATTCAGAGGCAATATATTACGATTTTTCGGCAATCGAGCAAGAACACACATCTCCAAACGGCAACATAATCAAGGGGAAAAATGTTATTGCATTATCAGCTGATACAAGTATCACGCCGTCCGTTGTTGCCGGAACACGCAAAACTTTTATATATTCAATCGAAGATACAAGCATTGCTGATGTTGACGACTTCGGCGTGATAAGGGCGAAAAAGCAAGGCACAACAACGCTTAAAATAGCCCCTGCGGATAGGATAAATACTACTACCGCAACGATAGAGCGAAAAATTAAAGTAATACAACCCGTTGAAGAAATAACATTCGGTCGAACGGCTTTTACGATGAGAAAAGGCGAACAAAAAACATTTTTCTTGTCTGTTTTCCCATATAACGCAAACAATCAATCGATTAGTTATGAGATTGAAAACACAGAAATTATCGCACCTACAAGCTCACTTCCGTTATTCAAAAATAGCGTAACAGCATTGGCGGTCGGCGAAACGACAATCACGGCAACGGCTAAAGGCGGCTCTAAATACCTTGAAAATCCTTTAATTGCCACAATGACCGTAAAAGTTATAGACACAGACGAGCCATATATTTGGAATGATATATCGGAATGTCCGAAATATCTCAACGCTAACGATTTTAATATCATTTCCGATAACTTGGCGTATGTTTATTGGCAAATGGGCAGTCCTAATATTGGCACAGGCACAGGAACGATAGAAAGTTTTCCGACTGTTACCTATGCGACAGGATTTGCTGATAGCGCACAAGCTGTTAAAGATTTATTTCATTACGGATATTTAATAGCCGTTCACGCTAATGTTGTTTACAACATAAATGTTGTTTTAAGCGATATATCCATTGGATTGGAATATGCTCCCAATAGGGAACAATGGAACAATTTGATATTAGAAATAAACGCAATAAAAACAGCTCTTGAAAATCAATAAGCAATGTGTTATAATAACACAAAAGGTTGTGAATAAATGGCAAATTTATTGAGAATAACAAACAAAATTGAACCGCTCGGAGTATGGGGAGATATTCCGAGCAACAGCATAAATTCTGTTGTGATAAATTTTGAGTTTTCCGAAGATTGGCAGGACTTGATATGCGTAGCACAGTTTACGCAGGGCGAGAAAACATATAATCAGATTATCGAAAATAACAGATGTCTCTTGCCGTCTGAACTCACAACGGGCAATGTTATTATAAGTGTTTTTGCAACAAAATCAGACGGCACGGCGTTCAGAGAGACTTCAATACCGTTTTGCTTTGAGATTTTCAATTCGGGTTTTTCCTCAACCGCAGAAACACCTGTACCGCCAACACCCGACCTTTACGAACAATTGATTGAGAAGTTTTCAAAAAATGTTGTAAATTCGCTTAACGGCAAAACGGGAGCAGTTGAAATTGTACCCGACGGCGGTATTGATGTTGAGACTACTGAGGACGGAAAAATCAAAATCAAAAGCACAGTGTCAATTTCTATTGACACTTCAATGTCGGACACATCGGAAAATCCTGTACAGAATAAGGTTGTTACTAAGGCGTTAGAAGAACAAAAAACAGCGTTAGAGCAGTATGCTGATAACAAGATTGACGAAATCTCAAACGATATTACCGCTGTGCTTAACGAAGATGTTTTACCGCTTATAGCGCAGAAATTAGATACAATCGAGGGCGGCACCATTAGCGGCAATGTAGAGTTTACGGGCGATGTAGTTATCGCAAACGCTCCGACAGTACCCTCTGCGGCAGTTAATAAGGAATATGCCGACAGCTTGAAAACAACCGTTGACACTTCAATGTCGGACACATCGGAAAATCCTGTACAGAATAAGGTTGTTAAGCAGTATATCGACAGTTCGTTGCCGACTTCCGAAATGGGTAAACTCATATACAGAGCAGAACTTAGCGAGGATGTCAGTGGTGTAGCGATAAGCACCGATAGCGATAATAACCGTTTGGCTCTTGACGAAACATTGATAATTGTCAACATCCCTGCAAGCTCAACACTTAATGCGTTATCATACCTTGCTTGTCAGTTGTATGTAAAGAGCGACAAAGCGGCAATGACAGCGTTTAATACTTCAACGGTTGTCAGCGGCGGTACGGCTAATAAATATTGGCAGATTGTTATCACCGCAAAAATGGCAAACAGCGGTTGGTTCTACACAGAGGGCACGGCAAAGGATGTTACACTCAATCAGAAGTTGCAAAGCGGAACAGTCGGGCGCATAGGCTTTTTACAGACTCCGAATGTAACCTCTTACAATGATTTGCTTATATCTAAGATTGTATTAGCACCTACGGGAGCTTCTGGCGGTAGAATATTGCCGATAGGTACAATTATTGAGGTTTACGGCATAAATAAAATTGATGATGTAATGATTGTTGACGAGGAGTGACAAAGTATATGAGAATTTGCGATAACGGGCATTATAGAGATATGACCGAAAATGAAATAGCTGAATTTAAGCAGATGTCCGCAGAGGAAAATTCCAAAGACAACCTTACTACACTTGCAGAGGGATTGAGCACGGCTAACAATATGAAGGATATACAAGAAGCGGCAAAAAACATATTGGAAAGTGAGGTGTGAATATGAAAGAAAAACTTGCAAAACTGCTCACAGTTAAGAGCATAGTAACAATTTTGCTTACAATCGTTGTATGCGTACTTGCGCTTACCAACAGGATTGACATCGAACAGATATATCTTATGATTGTTGCATTCTATTTTGGCACGCAGTATGAAAAAGGAGAAAAGGGATAATGACAATGATATTTAACGGTCGCAATCGTGTAACACAGCCTTACACTTATAACACAAGCACAAAAAGAGGACACGGCGGTATTGATATTGTCGGAGACGATAATCAGACGGTTCACGCAGTCGCAAGCGGTGTTGTGTCTATGGTATCTGTGTGGGACGGCAAGACGAAAACAGGCACACAGAGCTACGGTAATCTCGTTGTTATTACAGACGGCACAGGCAAGCGGCATTATTACGCTCATTTGGCAAAAATATCGGTAAGCAAAGGACAGAGCGTATCAGTCGGTACAGCAGTAGGTACTATGGGTAATACAGGCAACAGTTTTGGCGCACATACGCATTACGAAGTCCGCACAGGGCAGTCAACGGCAACCCGCATAAATCCTGCTGAATTTTGCGGTGTTAGCAACACCAAAGGCACATACACCGCACCCGAAGAGACGAAAACAGACAGGGTATATGCTCACGCTGTCGGAGAACATATTGTTTTTTCGACTTGCTATAAGTCGAGCACCGCACCGACAAGCGAACATATCAACGCTTCGGATATGAGCAGAAATCACGGAGTTATAACGAAAATTGTTAACGCCCAAAATCCGTACTTGCTCGATGACGGCTTGTGTTGGGTCAATGACGGCGATATAAGAGGGGCTTACACCGAACAAGCAACAGCTTCAATGCCCACAGCTCCGAAGCACAACGGAACAGCCTATGTGTTGACTTGTAACAAATTAACCGTAAGAAAATCGGCTTCTACATTTTCGGCGAAAGTCGGCGAATATTATAAGGGTCAGACCTTTTATGTCGTTCGTTGGTCGGGCAATTGGGCACAGCTCGAAAGCGGTAATTGGATGTGTGCAAAAAAATATTGCAGGAGAGCGTAATCAATGGTAGATTGTAACAATTCTTGTGCTTATGCCGATAGAATTAAGCTGCTTGAAGAGCGGGTAACAAAAACCGAAAAATGTTGCGATAAGCTCCGTTTTGAAGTCGAGGAAATCGGTAAAAGCAGTGCGGTACAAAATAATAAGCTCGATACAATATCGTCAATTCTTGAAGATATTAAGATTGATATTGCGGAGCTAAAAGCTAAACCCGCTAAAAGGTGGGATACGGCTATTTCGTCCATTGTAGCTGCTATTTCTTCGGGCTTCGCAGGTGCTTTAATTGGGCTTATGCTGAGAGGGTAAAAGCTATGAAAAAAAATGACCTTGATAAAATCAATGACAAAATGATACTGATTGAGGAAACGCTCAAAGACGAAATCCCAACAATTTCAATGCCGATATTCTCATACGAGGCGAAAGAAGAACGCCACGCAAAAGAAAAAAAGGCACTTATTAAAATAATTGTATTCTTGATATGCGCTATTATTGCTATCGTAGGTGGTTTCCTTGTATTCGTAAATCAATATGAAGTAGTTGGCGATGGAACAAGTACGATAGTTGAAGCTACTCAAAGCGGAGATTATAATACTATCAACGGAGGAAATGTCAATTATGGGGCAGACAGTCAGGATAACTAAAACAACTTGGCATAGAGAAATAAGGCATAAACCTAAATACAATCGCAACGGAACACCTAAGCAAACAAAGGAATATAAAACGCTTACCAAAAAACGCAAAAAAAAGGTAGTAAAGAAGCGTAAGAAATGAACGATAAGAACAAAACCACAAAACAGCGGCTTAAGGATATAAAAACAAAGCAAGAATTTCTCAATTTGCTTGACGAAGTTATGCTCACGGACGAGGAGTGCTTAATCGCTGAAATGGTGTTCTTAAAGGGTCAAGGGTACGGGTTTATCGCCGATATGCTCGGATATTCCGAACGCACAGTAAAGGCTAAAATGCGGAAAATTCTCAATGTTTTAAGCAAGTAAATTCAATATGCACTTTTAATGCACTTTTAATGTACTTTTTATGTACTTTAAGGGTGCATTTTTTTGTTATCATATAAGCAAGAAAGGAATGAAAAATATGTTTAATAATAATTACAGCTATCCTTATGGTACATATCCTAATACGGCTATGCCGACTGTGCCTACAATGATAAAGGACGCTCCGCTGTCAATCGTCAATGTAAGCGGTATTGAGGGCGCAAAGGCTTATCCTATGTTGCCGAATAAGACGGTGCCGCTTTTTGACAACAGCGCAGATATTCTTTATATCAAGAGCACGGACGGCGCAGGTTATCCGACAATAACCGTTTTTGACATATCAAAGCATATTGAAAAAACAAATCCGGGTGTTGAGTATGTTACTCGGGCAGAATTTGAAGAATTAAAAGGACTGTTGAACAATGAACTTGATAAACCAAATACTTCAACCGCAAGCACAAGCGCAAAAAATAAATCCACAAGTGATAAATAATGCGAGAGCGATAATGCAAAACGCAAATTCTCCGCAAATGCAAACGATACGGCAAATGTTAAGCGGCTGTGCAAACCCCAAAGAATTGGTTATGCAGGAGTGTCAAAGGCAAGGAATAGACTTCAATTCCTTTATAAACAGTTTGAAATAGTTGCGCACACTATTCAAAATAAAATCTTAAAGAAAGGAGTACGATGTTATGGATAACACACCTAACTACAATGTAGGTTTCGGCGATGACAACGGTCTTTGGATTTTTGCGTTGCTTATTCTCTTGTTTGGTGGCGGCGGTTTCGGTTTCGGTAACAATGGTATCGGACAGCAGGACTTGCAGAGAGCTATTGACCTTAATTCCATACAGGAAGGACAGGCGCAGATTATGTCTGATATTCAGAGAACGAATTACGAGACCATCGCAACTGTTAAGGACGCACAGTACAATAATCTCTCCGAAATCAGAGATAACGGAGCGGCTATTGCTAATGCTTCGGCCGTTGCACAGAACTGTTGCTGTGAAATTAAGCAGGCAATTATGGAAAATCGCTATCTTGACGCACAGAACACGGCGGCTATCAATGCAAACACAACGGCACAGACACAGAAAGTCCTTGACGCACTTGCACAGAACAAGATTGAAGCGTTGCAGAATAAAATCAATGCTCTTGAGCTTCAGAACGCAGTTGCAGGCGTTGTCAGATACCCGACAGCAATTACCTATAACGGCGGTGTTTCCCCGTTCTGCGGTACAGGCTGTTGCAATTAACGCATAATTCATAACTGAATACTGCATTTAGCAATGCACACGGGGCGGTGCATTGCCGCCCCGTTATTTTATAAACATTACGATAGGAGTAAAAAAATATGGCTTGTAATTCAAATTCAAAAAATACTTGTTATGCTAAATCTTGTCAGCGTTATTATAATAATAATGCACAGGCATTTAGCGCAACACCCACTACCTTACAGGTAGCAGGTGCAAGAGTTGTTGATAGCGGTATATCTATCAGCACCGAACCGAATAATTACATTATTAACAAGAAAGGCTTATACCATATTGAAGCTGATGTAACCTTTACGGCACTTACCGCAGGATTAGTAACCGTTCAGGCATACCTCGACGGCGTGGCTATGCCTTGCACACTTACGCAGGTTACGGCTGTTGCTAACGCTTTAACACCTGTACACCTTGCAACCGATGTACAGTTTGACAGCTGTTGTTGCGATGTAAATCATACAATAACATTCGTTATTACAGGCGCAACAGGCATAACTGGTACAGTATCACGCATTTGTAGCGGAATAACAAAGGTGGCTTAATATGGGTAAATTCGCAGAAATCGTAGGCAGAATACAATCATCTGACAAGATGTTTGATTTGACCGAAGAACTCGACAAAGTTTTTGAATATATGAAAGAATACTATTCCGACTTATACGAAAAAGCAATTAAAAAGGTTGAAAAGGTTGCTTATGATATTGACTTGGACGAAGCAGAAAAAATAGTATCACAGATGAAACCTTACGGCGAAAAATGGAATTTTGATACCATAAAAAAATATGTTATGGGCAAAGGCATTGATACTAAATTGGTAATTTGGTATCTCGTTATGAATATGACATATAATGATTATCGGGATACCGCCGCAATGGTTGATATGGCTGATGATGAAGAGTTTTACTTTTCATTGTCAAAAGATTTTATTGAAGATGTTGACGGTAAACCGTTCAAGGTTGAGCGTTATTTTGGCGAATACTGTTGACAGATACAATAAAAAATGATATTATTGAATTGTCAATTACGCTTTTTGACTTGTACTTATAGGCAATAATACTATAAGGGTTTTACCGCCAAAGGTAAGCACAGGAGAAGTACACTAACGGAGTTGTGTACTTCTTTTTTTATTTTTTTCAAAAAAGTATTGACAAGTATATACCTTTATGCTATTATATGAACACAAGGAGTTGTCAACCTTGCAACAATAAAAAAAGGCAAGAAAGGAAAATCAATGGAAGAAATCACATTGAATGGCATAGTGTATGTGCCGAAATCAGAAATCAAGGAAGTAAAAGCAAAAGAAATGGACGGTCTCAAATTTTGCATAATACGCACATATTCAGCGGGCGTTTTGCGGGATATGTTGAGAGCAGAAATGGCAAAGAAGTTGTTATTCGTAATGTTCGTCGCATATGGTATTGGGCGGGTGCTAACAGCTTGTCTCAACTTGCAAAGGACGGAACAGTGAAACCCGATGAGTGCAAATTTGCAGTTGAAGTTGATAAGATTGAAGTCACAGAGGCTATTGAGATTATCGAATGCACGGAAAAAGCGCATGTTTCAATCTGCGAGGTGCCCGAATGGAAACTGTGAGATATATTGCCGAAACTGAACTTGACGAAATTAGCGGTTACGGCTCCGGCTCCGGCTACGGCGACGGCTCCGGCTACGGCTACGGCTACGGCGACGGCTCCGGCTACGGCGACGAATAAATCTAACGGGAGGTAAAAAATGAACAAAAAAGAAAAGTGTATTTGTTTTAAGGCTACAAGCGAAGAAAAAGCACATATTAAAGAACTTGCGAGTGCAGAGTATATGCCCGTATCAAAGTTTATATTTATGTGTATTGATGAACACATAAATTCAAAGAAGGGAGATAAAAAGTAATGACAGAAGCTACGCATTGGAAATCGTTGCAGGACAATAAATATATCGGAGTTGCAGACTTCAAACCGAACGAAGAAAAAATTGTGAAAATATCAAAAGTTGTGTCGGAGGCTATTCCACCGAAGAATACAAAAAAAGATGTTATTTATTTTTCAAATTATTCAAAGCCGCTTGTTGCTAATGCTACGAACTGTAAAATCATTGCAAAAATACTCAAATCAGCATATATTGAAAATTGGGTCGGACACGAAATTATATTATTTGCCGATATGACGGTACGCTCACCCGGACAGAAAAGCAATGAAATACCTGATGGCGGTGTAAGAGTTAAAAAAAACTTACCGCAGCATACTGCGAACAAAGCTATCTTATGTTCCGTCTGTGGTAATGAAGTTAAGCCCGTTGAAATTAACGGAGTGACATATTCGGTCGCACAGGTGCTTAAATCGACAAAAGATAAGTGTTATGACTGCTATATGAAACTAAAGCAGAATGAGGGATAAATTATGCTTATATGTGAAGAATGCGATTATGTTTTTCCTGAAGCTGAATGCGAATATAAAGTAAGCGTTGACGGCTTGAAGCCTAAATGTCCGCATTGCGGCGGCGACAACACAAGCATTGCTATCCAGTGCGTGTTTTGCAAAGAATATCACTCTGTAGACGAATACGGCTATGTATCGGGAATTTGTGAAGAGTGTGCCGAAAAAGATTTTAATATTGAAATATTCAAGGCTTATTGCGACACATTGTACAATTCAGAGCTTGAGGACTTTTTCATAACTACTTTGTATGGCGTTACAGTCAAAGGGGAAAGCGAAAAACTGATTGAAACATTGCAACAGAAGTTTTTTGGCGATTATCTCAATGCCGACACAGAAACACAGGAAGCTATGTTATCTTCGGCGTGGAAGTGGGTCAGAGCAAGTGATATTGCCGAATATTGCAAATGGAGACTTGATTATGAAAATTAAACATAATTTAACACCTGATACATATCACGAGGAAAAAGAACACATATCGTCATCCTACTTAAAAAAGTTGTGGAAATGCGAATATGCCGCTCTCAACGAGCCTAACGAAGATAAAGAATGCTTCAAAGAGGGTAGATTGTTTGAAGTCCTTGTGAGTGGCACAGACAAAGAAAAAGAAAAGTTTTTTGCCGAAAACACGGATATGTTTGCTTCCACGGGCAAGAATAAAGGTTTACTTAAATCAAATTACACTATCGTTGTCAATGCGGCTAATGCTGTACGCAAGCAAAAAATGCTTGCTAATATTATCGATGTCTGCGACAAACAAGCAATAATGGTTGGCGAGATTAACGGTGTAAAGATTAAGGCAATGTATGACCTTATCAATCCTAAAACAGGCGATATTTTCGATTTGAAGTGTATGGCAAAATTCAAAGACCAATATATGACGCAGACGGAGCAGTATGCGTCTTGGTGGGAGTTTTACGGCTATCACATACAGATGTGGTTGTATCGCGAAATAGCAAGACAAAACGGCATACCCAACGGCAGAACGGGCTTGATAGCCGTCTCAAAACAGGACACGCCCGAAATTAAAGCAATAACATTTTCAGACGGTATACTCGGATATGCCGAGGGAATAACAAAACAGCTTATCGACCGTCACATTGAATTGTTAAATGGTGCTATTCCTGAACGGTGCGAAGAGTGCAATTTTTGTAAAAAAACCGTTATAATTAACGAATTTGAGGTCATCTGATATGATAACGAGCGAATATATCAAGTCTGTTGTAACAATGCAAGATGTCCTTGCAATGTACGGAATAGAATGCTCACGGTCACCTATCCCGTGTCCTTTACACGGCGGTAAAAATAAAAAATTCTATTTTACCGAAAAACAGTTTATTTGCTTTTCAAAATGTCAAGAAAAAGGCGATATATTCAATTTCGTAATGGCGTATGAGCATTGCGATTTTAAGACGGCAAAAAAAATCTTAATAGATTATTTCCATTTCCAAAATACAAGCGAAGTCCGCAAGCGTTCTCAAATGCTCAAAGAACAGCGATTGAGGGAAGAAGCAGAACAGGAACGGAAAAACAGAAAATTCTTGAAAGCACTTGACGATTTTGTGAAATGTGATAAAATTCTGTTGTCGCAAAGACCTAAAAGCCCTGCCGATACTATGTCAATAGAATTTATTGAGGCGTTGCGGAATTACGATATATTGTGGGAAAGGTTGCAGGAAGCAAAATGCAATTTGTGTTGAGAGAATACCAAAAACAAACGCTTGATAGTGCACGGAGAGAATTTGCAAACGGCAAAAAGGCGATATGTATTGTATCTCCGTGCCGAAGCGGGAAATCTGTATTAGCTGCATATATTGCAAAGCAAAACACCGATAAAAAGCGCAAAGTCCTTTTTATGGTACACCGAATTGAGCTGTGCGAACAAATAACAGAAACATTTATAAGCTTCGGCGTTGATATGAATTATTGCGATGTGGTTATGGTACAAACCGTAACTCGGCACATAAAAGATATTGACGAGCCGTATATCATAATCACAGATGAAGCACATCACAGTCTTGCGAACACATACAAACGCATTTATGAAGCGTTCCCAAACGCTTATAAAATCTATTTTACCGCAACGCCTGTACGGCTTGACGGTAAAGGTTTAGGCAATGTCTGTGACAGCCTCGTTGTAAGCGTAACTTGCGATTATTTACAACAGCATAATTTCCTTGCAGAATACGATTATTACGCTCCGACACTTGCGGATTTTTCGAAAAGCAAAAAGGTAAGGGGCGAATTTGACAAAGCGGAAGTATACGAAAAGGTCAACAAAAAAGCCATTTACGGCGATATAATTAAGCACTACAAAGAATTATGCAACGATAAGCAAGCGATAGCTTATTGTGCTTCGGTTGAGCATAGCCAGAAAGTGGCTAAAGAATTTAACGATAACGGCATAACCGCCGCACACATTGACGGCAAAACGCCCAAAGAACAACGCAAGCAGATTATGGACGATTTTCGCAATGGTAAAATAAAAATTCTTTGCAATTATGAAATTGTCGGAGAAGGGCTTGATGTTCCTGATTGTGAAGTTTGTTTGCTTATGAGGGCAACAGCTTCCCTTACACTGTTTGTGCAAATGGCTTGTAGGTGCTTGACCTACAAGCCAAATAAAAGGGCTATAATTCTTGATTTTGTCGGCAATTATACAAGGTTTGGTATGCCGACACAAAGTAGAATATGGGATTTGCGAGACGGATATAAAAAAGAGCGCACAAGCAACGAGGACGGCACATTTAAGATAAGAGTATGCAAGCACTGTTACGGAACATTCGAGACGGTTGCCGTTTGCCCGTACTGCGGCACACCGTATACAACAACGCAAAAGGAAATTGAGCAGATAACCGAAGCTCGGCTGAAAAAGGTTGAGCAGAACAAGGCGATACGCCGTGAGAACTTCACTCAAAAGGTTCAAAACGAAATGCGAAATGTCGATAATATTATGGAATGTAAATCTATGTTTGAGCTTGTACAATGGTGCAAGGTTCACGGGAAAAAAACAGGCTATGCGTACATAATAGCAAAAAAGAAAGGGCTGATTAAATGAATGAAATAGATTTCAAGGAGATATGCGAGCGGTGGCTGAAAAATATCGACTGCGAAATAGCAAAGAAAACAGACCCGTTTTACATTATGTTTATAGCAGATATGGTAAATAAAGGCAAAGCGAACGAAAAAGACCTTGCTGAACTCAAAGGTTATTTTAATGGTTTATCTGTCGCAAAACAGATGTTTGAAAAAACATTATGGTATTATGCGGGGGAAAACGGCATAGAAAAAGAATGCGAGGATTGGTATAATTTTATGGCTACCGAGGAATTATATGAGGACGAGGAGTGAATAAATATGATTAAATATGAAAACGATTGTGTAGGTTGCGCCGCACCTGCTTATCCTTGTCTCGGCGAAAGTTGCCCTCGCCGCTCCGTCAAGCATTTATATTGCGATGAGTGCGGAGAAGATGTCGATTTGCTTTACGATGTTGATGGCAGGCAGTTTTGCGAAGATTGTTTGTTAAATCATTTTCCGACTATTGAATTGGAGGACTAAGTAATGCATTATATGGGCGGTAAATCGAGAATTTCAAAACCGATAGCAGAAATAATCAACAGTTTTGCCGAGGGGGGAGGCACATTTGCAAGTCTATTTTGCGGTGCGTGTTCAGTCGAAAGCAAAGTAAAAGGCTATGAACACATTATACTCAACGATAAGCAAGAGTATCTGATAGCACTGCTTAAAGCGGTACAGCAAGGGTATATTCCACCTGAAGAAATGACCGTTGACAGGATTTGCAGGGTTCGGTTGCAGCTTCGGCGGCAAGTGGTTTGGCGGCTATGCCGACTGTGCATGGGGCAGAAATTACATACAAAGCGCAAAGAACACATTGTTGCGTGATATGTCAACGCTGATGAACGCAGAAATATTCTGCTGTGATTATCGTAATGTACCGTTGCCGCCTAATTCAGTTGTATATGCAGACCCACCGTATGCAGGAACAACGCAATACGGCAATGAGAAATTCGACAGTGTGGCATTTTGGCAATATATGCGTGAATTATCAGAGCAAGGACACACGGTGCTTATATCGGAGCAGACTGCACCTGATGACTTCACTTGTATATGGGAGAAACCGTTGCACAGAACTCTTGATGTAAACAAAGCAAATAATTTTATTGTTATGGAGAAGTTATTTATATATGGGCAGAAAAGAAACTAACATCGCAAACGAAATTTGCGTTGAGCTATGCAAGCGTGGGTGTAAAATTTTTCGTTCACAAAGCGGATTGTTTTACACGCCCAACGGCGAACAAATCAGAATAGGCGTTGTCGGTCAAAGTGATTATCACGGGCATAGACCTGACGGCAAGGCGTTTTACATTGAAACTAAAACACCTAAAGGTAAGCCGACAAGCGAACAGATAGCCTTTATTGTCGCTATGCAGAACAGCGGCGCCCTTGCAGGTATTGCTCGTTCCGTTGATGACGCAATAAATATTGTTTTCGGAGGTGCTAAAAATTACATTCAATGAATTAAAAAGCCTTGCTACAAGCAACAAAAAAGCGAATTTAGAGAGCTTTAGTTTACCCGACTTGTATTGCTATTTAGCAATAAAAACGGCTAAAACACGATATAAACAGGGTATGACGAACGCAAAACAAGCAACAGAAGAATTAAACGCAATAGAATTTTCCTACAATCAGCAGAAAACAGCCGATGAACAGTTTAACGATGTTATTTGCACAATCGGCAAAACAGTAAATGTGAAGTTGACCGCAAATTTAACGATAAATGCAACAGTTAAGGCGGCGATTAAATCCGATAACGGTTATTTCGCCGAGGTTATAGGAACAAAAGACAAAACGCTGTACAGAGTATCTGTAAGCGATATTATTAAGGAGGCTTAATATGAAAAGATATTTTAAGATTACCAAAATCAGCAAAGCTGAATTTACAAAAGCAACAGGAGAAATTCTTAATTGCGACAGTGTTGTTTGTCCTGCTGAGGGCAATGTTTACGCTGCTGTGGACGATAATGCACTGTATGACCTCGAAATTCCGATTGATGCCTTAATGGAAGCGAGGTAACATATGGAACTTAAATGCGAACTTCCGAAGCCGTCAACGAAAACTAAATTTTGGTGGGCGCAAACGCACCCTCTCAATATATGGCTTGACGAAAAATATAAATTTTGTCGATATGAGATACTGAAAGCAATTCAAGACTTTGATGGCGACAACAAAACGAACGGTAATATTTATCCGATAATTTTAGCGATTTTTTCACGCAATAATTGTCTATTGCCCGATGTGCACATTGACAGTAAATCTCTGTTCAAGGCGTATCAGTATTTCACGGAATTAGTCGCAGAAATAAATCAATATTATCTGTTTATCCCGTCCAAACAGAATTTTTGCTCTTTTCTGAATATAACGGTAAACATATTCAACGAGAATGTCTTAAAATCGCCTGATATGGAATTACAAGCTGTCGGAGATGTGATTAACGATTACATTGTTTCCACGCTTGCACACGCAGGACAGATAGGCTCTGCGAAAGCTTCAATAGCTTCTCTGATGTTGAAAGCAGAGGACGCAGGAACAGGAATTATGACAGCAAAAGAAAAGACTTCTGCGGACTTGTCAAGCCGTAAACTCGATTATGAGGAAATTACGCAAAAGCTAAAATCAATAACATCAACAATACCCGGAATAGGAGACGGCGATTAAATCGCCGTCTTTTTTTTATTTTTTCAAAAAATGTATTGACAAGATAAAAAAACAGTGCTATTATATAGACAAGATAAATCAAGGAGGTATGACTATGTTATCAATCATAACAAAAACTACGCTTGAATTACTTATGATTGCTTTAATCATTTACGGTTTTATTCACGAAGAAGAAGTTATCAGATTTGAGTTGTGGCTCAGAATTAAGATTTTAAGATTTATTTTACGGAGGTTATAACATGGGAATGAAAGGTTACAAGGCATATAAAAAAGGCTTGATTTGCGAGCCGAACGGTAACAAAAAACAGTATGCCGAAAACACCGTTTTTGAGGAAGATACAACGGAGATTTGCTCAAAAGGAATGCATTTCTGCAAGGACCCTTTGGCAGTGCTCGACTACTATCCGCTTGTTGATGAAAACGGTAATATGTCTGAATTTACAGAAGTAGAAGCTTTGGATAAATGCAAAACTGACGATAATCAAAAATTTTGCACAAAAAAATTGAAAATCGGGGCAAAAATCAGTTTCCCGGCGCTTGTTCAGGCAAGTGTAAGTTTTGAAATGAAAAAAGGCGGAAAAAACAAGCTTCACGATAAGGTTGATGAAAAAATAACGAGCAAAGGCTACGGCGCACGGATAGGCTCAAGCGGCTACGGCGCACAGATAGGCTCAAGCGGCAACTACGCACAGATAGGCTCAAGG